GTTCGAATTCTTGTCGGATGATCAAACCTATTTGCTCGGATTGATCGGCGGCATCGGATCGGGAAAAACTTTTATCTTGTCGCGATGGATTCGCGCGAAGATGAGATATGAAGCTAATACCGGAACCGTCGGCGGCATCTTCGCAAACACTTACCAGCAGCTAAATCAAGCAACACTTCCCGAATTGTGGAAGTCATTTAACCAAATCGGATTTGAGTATGGCAGAGATTATATCTTCGGAGAAATGCCACCCAAATTCTGGCGCGGGTTTCGGTCTAAGTTCGGAAAGAAGCATAACAATGTTTTGAGCGTTCGCGAATGGGGGCAAGCGATTTGTCGGTCGCTTGAAAATTACGAAAACATTCGCGGTATCGAATTAGGATGGGCCGCACAAGATGAGGCTAGAAATTGCCGGCGCGAGGCATTCGATGTTATCGTTGGTCGGCTTAGATGCCCGCTCGCACGGAAGCGGCTATATAGAATGGTTTCATCCCCGAACGGATTCGATTGGCTATATGAAATATTGGTGGAAGAACCGGACAAGCGGCCAGAGTTACAGGGCGAGCGCAGACTAATTCACACAACAACAATGGATAACCCGGCGCTAGATGATAAGTACATATCAACCATGCTCGGCATGTATGATTCAAGATTTGCAGAGCAGGAAATCGAAGGCAAATTCGTACTAATCACTTCCGGCCAAGTCTACCATCAATTCAATCGAAATCATCATGTTAAACCGCTACGCCCGTCGCCCAATGCAGGATTTCAAGTTTGTTTCGACTTCAATCGGTCGCCATTTTGCGTTGTAATTTGTCAAACCGTACACGATAAAACAATAAATTCTGATATCGTTTTCGCAGTGGACGAAATCACTGTTAACGATTGCGGCACTACCGAAATGTCTAAAGAAGTTATTTCCCGATTGAATGGGTACGGAGATAAATCGGGCAGTATTGAAATCTACGGTGACGCATCCGGAAGGCACCGAGATACAAGAAACAATCTAACAGATTACGATATCATTACGCGTGAATTCGCGATCTACGGCGGCAGGTTGCGTAGACGATGGGGAACAAGAAATCCACCAGTAACTTCGCGAGTTAACGCGGTAAATGCGGCATTGAGAAATGCGCGCGGTGATACCCGACTTTACATATCAGACAAATGCGAAATGCTTCGAAAAGACTTGGAGCGGGTCGTATGGAAAAGCGGCACAAGCGATATCGATAAAACTACCGATAAATCGTTAACGCATGCGAGCGATGCGATCGGGTATTTTATTCATGATAAGTTTCCCGTAAGCCCGCCGATTATGCAATCTATGACGATTTGACGATAATACGAATGATGAGAGGATAGGCAATGGAAGAAATCAAACTGTATCAAATCCGCGCGCACTTCATGGAAAATGTTCAAGAGCGGATCGCGCTCATGAATTTCTTAGAGTGTAGCTATAACGGCGGAATTAAGTACAAAGAAGCAACAGACGCGCATGGAAACCCGGTTCTTATCGAACACGAAAACGAAGTTCCGTTCGGGTCGCATTCGCAGAGTCTTTTTCAACGCGCGCAGCAGGCAGGGAATTCCGAAAGCCAGAAAAAGATGGATCGGTATTTCCGTCGCAAGCGCATCGCATCATACGAAAACCATGTTAAGCCGATCGTAGACAAGATCGCGTCTTATGTTCTTCGCAACGAACCGATCCGACACGAAAAAGCAAAGCAAGAAATGGATCGGCTTGAATTGGCGAAGTGGATTGAATCGATGGTTTTGGAAGGGCTAAAGATTGGCGAAGCTTGGATCGGGTGGGACGCAGCGCCAATCAATCCGGACGCGCAAGTTACACGCGCCGAAGCTCGGTTGATTGATCCGAAAAACGAAGGCAATTCGTATATCATCATGGTTGACGCTCGGCGAGTTGTCGATTTCGAAATCGATGATAACGATGAAGTGATTAGAGTTGTCTTCGAAGAATCCATAGAAAGAAAATCAACCTTAACGGAAAAGAGATCACAGCAAGTAATCTACAAAGAGTGGAACGATCAAGAGTGGGTTATCTATGAGCAGACCAAAGAAACGCAGCAGGCTAACGATGAAATTGGCGGCATTCCTGTTAAAGAAATTGCGCGCTCAAATCATTCGTTTGGACGATGCCCGTGGGTGCGTTTCGTTCCGCCGTTTCCGATTGAAGATATCGCAGAACTTAATCGGGCGCTATTCAATATGTCTAGCTTGCTCGATGAAGAACTTTATAACTCTACTTTCACCCAAAAATGGATCACTGGCGAAAAGGTGGAGAATGTTAACGGAGCGGAAGGCGGAACCGGAAACACAATTGTTATCCAGAGCCCCGATGCAAAGTGTGGAACATTCGGCGCAGTGCCGGGGCAATCGAACGCATTAATGGATCGCGTCAACCATTTGCGCGACGCAATTTATATGATCGTATCGATGGAATCTAGCAGCACAAAAAATGTTGCGGAGACAGCCGAAAAGAAGAAGCGCGATCTTGAATCGCTCTACACAATGCTTGTCCAAATTGCGAGAACAGCCGAGTACGCCGAAAATCTTTTGCTTATCGGCATGGAAATTATCGAAGAAGATAATCAGGACCAATGGACCAAATTCGATAACAAGTTCGATGTTAACAGCGTTTCGGAATTGCAAGCCGAAATTGAATTGCTCAACCGGATTCCGTTCTCGCCCGCATCGTTGAAGCGGAAGCTCGCGGAGCAGCTATCTTCTAAACTTGATCCGTTCGGCGATCAGGCGGCTTATGTCGAAGAAATCGGCAAGATCGTTGATTCAACGGAAGGATTTTTGAAGGGCGTTGAAATTCTGGTTGATAAGAAACTTGCGACACCCGAAATTTTGGCCGACTTGCTCGGCATTCCAGACAATCAGCGCGCGGCGTTTATCGAAAGCCTAGCGCAACACGCCGAGCAAGAAAAAATGCAAGCGGACGCGGCAGCAGCTAAGTTCGGGCAAGTCGAAGATGAGGAAGATGAGGAAGATGAGCCCGATAGACTTCCAGACTTCGCCAGAGGCAGCGCAGACGATAAGCCGGGTTCGGACCCGTCCGCAATCGCAAACCCGGCACAGGGCAATCAGCGCGGTTTCAGAGGGTAACGATCGATGGGATACATAAGCGATATTTTCCGGCGAAGCGAAGCAAAAGAAACCATGTCCGGCGAAGTCGAACCATTGCCGATGATGCCGAAAGAAATCGCCGAACTTCTCGCCCGAAAAAAGCGGGCGCTCGGCGATAAGATTCCTAAACCGAATACGCCAGAATCGGTTATCGAAGCCCGGTTTGATCGGCAAATAAAAGAGGCATGGTCCAAGTATGGCGGCACCGAAACTTAACAAGTTCCAGCAATCAGTTTTGGATAACCGGCTTAGGTTAATCAATAATGAGCCCGCTCTAGACGCGATGATCGCGAAAAGAATGGGCGTTCTTTATAAACAAATTGAAGCCGAACTTAACGCGATCATCGGTAGCGGGTCGAAGCTCACGCGTACGCAAGCGGGCGATGTTGCTCGCAAGCTTCGATTAATGGAAGGCAAGTTTTCAAAACTTACGAAAGCACAAGTTGCATCGATACACCAAGAAGTTGCCAAGATCGTTAAATCAACGCACCAAAGCGAATTCTATAAGCATGTCCAACTTATCGATGGGCATCTTGAAAACTTCGATAGTCAGTTTGGCGTATCGTTCAATCGAATCAACCGGAAAGCGGTTCAAGCAGCGTTTACCCAAACATTCCCGCCCGGCGTAATTAACCAAACATTTGGAACAGTTCCGGCGGCTTTCGTGGTTCAATTGCGAAAGGATATTGCAGGCGCTATCGCGGACGGCTGGACGGTTGATAAGCTAGCGAAAAAATGGCAGGGCATGAACGGCGCGCTAGGGGTCGCAAAAAGTAGAACATCGACCGTCGCCCGCACGATGGTAATGCAAGCATCGTCAAACGCGCAAATTGCAGCGTATAACTCTCAACCCGATCTTATCAAAGGCGTTCAATGGGAAGCGACATTCGATAGCCGAACCTGCCCCGCATGCGCAGGGCGGCACGGGCACCAATACGCACGAAACGAAGCGCCAGCGATGCCAGCGCATTTCAATTGTCGATGCACTTGGCTACCAGTGTTTCTAAATGAAAAACTAAACAACAAACTAGATACGCAAACAGCGTATAAAGCGCCGGACAATATTTCGTTAGTAACAAAGCAAGAATCAAGAGAATTTGACCGATGGCTTAAGAAGCAAAGCCGGTCAACGCACGAAGATTTCTTCGGCAGCAAATTAAAGATGAAAGCATGGCAGGAAGGGCAACTTGATTTAGAACAATTGGTCGATATTTCCGGCGGGTGGATCAAGGATCAAACCGTTTTAAAAATGGTCGATTCCAAGTGGGTAACTAAAACAATCGGTTCGGTCAAAGCGCAAGCCCAGCAAGTTAACCCTAAGCTTGTCCAAGTTCCAAAAGGGCAACTCACCGCCCCTATAGCGCCGAAGCCCGTAGCGCCACCCCCAATCACTCCACAAGCCCCGATTACGCTCGGACCGGACGGCGTACAAAGCACAATCGGTAGCATACCGATTAAAATTTCAATCGCGGAGCCGAAACCCGCTCCCGCGCCAGCGCCAGTTCCGAAGCCGAGAAAATCCGTAACGGTTGCAGAAATAAAAGAAGAAAATCCGACCTATGTTGATCCGCAAGTTTTAGACACCGCGACGATGAAAAAAGTCGGCGGACAAATGGGTAGCAACGAAGGCGGATTGTATGAAGATGCGAGCGGGCAAAAGTGGTATATCAAAAAGCCCCAAACCGCCGAACACGCGGACAATGAAATCATCACCGGAAAACTCTATGAGCGGTTCGGCGTAGATGTTCCTGAATTGCGTCGCGCAATTATCGACGGTGAAGCCGGAGTCGCTTCGAAATGGACCGACGGAGTTTATAAAGACGCGAGCGCGTTTACAAGCGCTACGCCCCCGCATGGAACCGCGGTTAACTTTGCAATCGATGCGTATTTAGCAAATTGGGATGTTGTCGGACTCAACTTCGATAACATTGTAATTAAGGCGGGCAAGGCTTACCGGATCGATACAGGCGGCGGATTGCTTTTTCGCGCGCAAGGATCGCCGAAGGGACTTAAGTTTGGCGATTTAGTCGATGAATTAGACACCCTTAGAAATCCGGTTATCAATCCGCAATCCGCAGCAGTATTTAAATCTGTAACGGATCAAGATATCATCGATGGCATAAGAAAAATTCTCGCCGTTCCACAAGCGGAAATCGACAGTATCGTAAACGAATTTGGTGCCAATCTAACTATGGCGAATCGCCATAATTTGGCTAAGCAACTTCGATATCGAAGATTCAGTTTGGAAGCCAAACTTAAAGAGTTGGAGCAAAAGCAAATATCGAATAAGCCCGTGACAGTTCCCGCGAACCAAATTACGAGAGCAGATTTCGATGGTATTAAACTTGATCCGCCGAAGCCGGTATCGGTTACGATCGTTGAACCCGAATTCGTTAAGCCGACGATTCAAGTTCCAAAATTTACAGTTGAAAATCCAACGCCGCTCGGACTTCCTAAAACCGAAATATCGCAACTCAAAAAATACGATTACCTTCTAAGCAACACCGGCAGCAAGGGACATAAAGCAATGGTCGCCAAAGCTGAAAAAGGCGATGTTAATGCGATGATTCGGCTTGCCGAAAGAGCGGCGTACGGGTACAGCAACGAATTCCCTAGCATGGATCGGGCTTTGTATTGGATTAACCGAGCAGCGGAGTTCGTAAATGAAGCCGGTGTATCTTCCGCAATATCTAAGCTTAAAAACGATATTATGGGCGCTCAACTCACCGACGCAAAATTCATTCCTAAAATACCGTTGCCGACCGGCGCTAAAAAACTTATCGAATCCGCAAAGAGTATGGGCGAGACTATCGACCCTAAAACCGGATTGACTAAAATCGTTCTTCCAAAATATGAAAAACCGCCAGTACAACCAATCATAAACGCGAGTGCAGTTGCAGACGATTCGGCTCCGGTATTTACGCCGTATCAAATCGAGCTAGCATTGAAATCATTTAAGTTTCCAAAATCGTTTGGATACGGGCCGGTTGCATCAACGGCGAGCGGGCAAGTTCTTCCAGAAAACACCGGCGTATTTGCACGACTCGCCGCTAAGCATCTTGGATGGGGAGATCGTAAAATAAATAGCCTCGGCGGTATTCGTAAAGATTCGAATACTTACTTTCAACGATTGGACGATGGAACAGGAAACATACCTAAATGGGTAAAGTTTCAACGACCCGCACCGTTTCAACCTTGGGAAGCAATAAGAGAAGTTGGGGACTGGGACGCTGGTTTTGCATCCGCGAAACATATCAATTGGACGAGTATACTTGAAAATAAACCCGGAACATGGTTTCGCGCTCCCGCCCCGCCGAAAGTAGATAATGTAACGATTACTCCGGCGAAAAATCGGAAAAAAGCGCAACAGAATTTTGTAGTGGGGCGAGACTTCGCCGACTTAGATTCTCGCGCCGAACTCAAAACAAATTTAATGGATGCGTCAAATGAAACGCCGCTCGGTCTTAACACTGTAGAGTATCGAACAAAATTAAACGAATCAATTAGAAGCGCATTGCCCCAAGAAAAGGGTGCCGTTCAAGATTGGTCGATGACTGAATATAGCAAGATCCGTGGGCATATGGCTGGCGATAGCGATGACGCTGAATATACTTTTAAGAAAGCAAGTCAAGGATCGGTCCATGCTACGACTGCAATGTTTAATAACTTAATGAGGAAACTGCCAAGACATACGGACGATGTTGTAAGAGGAATTAAAAATATCGACGAAGCGACAATAACAAGCGATTTTAAAGCTGGGCAAAGTTTCTACTGGACTGCGCATTCAAGTTCTTCAACTCTTGAACAAAAGGCGGTTTTGTTTGCAGAGTCTAGCGATAGAGAGAAATTTGGCGTTGTTTTTTATCTTAAAGGCGGCAATCGAAAAGTATATATCAAACCTCTTTCCCAAATTCCGTCAGAAGAAGAATCAATTCTTCTCGCGAGAACGGAATATAAAGTTCTCAATGTTGAAAAAGTGCATGGCTCTAATTACTATAAAATTGAAATTGAAGAAACCGGCTTAAACGATCAAGAATTGGTGGACGCGGCCCGATCCTCTTTGGGTAGCATTTCAACGGAACCGGACCCGACGGAAGCTATGAAATTGATTTTTAAAGACGAATATACTTTCTTGAAGGGTGTATTCGAAGAAACACCAGAATAAAGGCGATAGCATGGCGAAGAAGCCGAACAAATTTCCGCAATCAATCCGGGTAAAAAACAATCAAGAACGAAAAGAGTTTAAAAGACAAGCCGACAAGTTCGCGCCGGATTACAAATCGGAGCGAAAATTCATGGTCATTCGGGACGCAAGCGGAAACATCATTCCGCCGCCAGAGGGTATCGAAGTTCTTAAAATTGCGCGGCGTAATTGACACCCGTAGAGTTCGTGGTAAATTTTGATCATGAGTCTTACCACAATCGACGCAACTTACGGCGGCGAAACAACCAATTCGTATGTATCTAGCATCGCCGAAGCGAACGAAATCGCTTCCTTGCTTGCATACTTACCGTTCGTAAACTTCGACGCGCAAGCGTGGATTGCCTCTAGTGATCTTGCAAAGTCTGTAGCGTTGATCTACGCGACAAACGGACTCGATAAGCAAGCTTTCATTGGTCTACGCAGAAGCGATATCCAACGCCGACAGTGGCCGAGAATTGAAACCAAATTTAGGTTTTGGAATCATGAAGACGGACGCGAAACAATCCCCGACGAAATCAAGTGGGCGCAAGTCGCCGAAGCTGCGATGCTGATCGGTTCGGAACCATCTAATCCCAGAGATAAAGACATTATTTCTGAAAGCGTTTCCGGCCATTCGGTTACTTACTCGCAATCTTCGATAAACAAATCAAGTGACAATCTCGGCGATGCGGCGCTAAAGATATTGCAGCGGGCAGGGCTTGTATCGACCGGCGTAGGCACCGTGCAAATTCGACGCGGCTAACGATTTGACAGATTAGAATTTCAGATTAGATTTAATCATCGGAACGGGAAGACCACCCGTTCGGCACAAACAAACGCATCGGCCCGGCGTACAGGGCGGCAACGGAGAAACCATGAGCGCGAAGAACATCATCAATCAATCAGGAACAGTTCCGAATCCAAGCGCTTTGTCGCTCGCCATGAATGGCATCGGCATTCCGCGGGGATTGCATTTCGATCCGGACGATGCGCCGGATACGGGCATCGTAACTGATCCCGATTCCGACGATAAAGACTCGGACCCGCAAGCGCCGGACAATGCTACCAAATTGCAGTTAGAAGCAGTGATTCGGGATCTTCGCGACGAGCGGAAAGCAAGGAAGGAAGCGGAGCGCAAGGCGAAAGAACTTGTATCATCGGGACCGACAGCCGAAGAAATCGCAGAGTTGCGAGAGTTCAAAGCCAAGCAAGCCGCAGCCGACGAAGATACTAAGAAGAAGAAGGGTCAGTATGAGCAGCTTTTGAAGGACAATACAACGAAGTACGAAAGCGAAATTAACAAGATTCGCTCCGAGCATACTTCGTTGCTTCAACAGTATCGGGACGAAAAAATTGACGCAACGCTTTCGCGGCATATTCCCACATATACGACGATTCCAGTTTCCGATGTCGCGGATCTAATGAGGCGGCATTTCACTTTTGACGATGAAGGAGAAATGGTTATTCAAGTCGGCGGCACAGAGCCGATGAACGATCGCGGCAATCCAATGAGCGCCGAAGAATTCATTTCAGACTTCATTAACAAGCGCGATTATCTCGCTAAGGCCGCTCCGAAGGGCGGATCTGGCGGGCAGGGCGGCAAGGGCAAAGGTTCGGGCAAAAACAAAGTTTGGACACCCGAAGAACTCCAGAGCATGTCGCACGAAGATTTTAAGAAAAACGAACGCGAGATCACGGCCCAAATCAACGCTTAAAAGCTAGGGCGCGACTCCAAGAAACATTAGGAAAAGGATTCACAGATGCCGAACGCAATTACCGCTTACACGCCGCAACTTTGGAGTCGCAAATCTGTCGCTCTACTCCGCGAAAAGATTGTAATGCCCCAAAATGTTCGAATGGATTTTTCAACCGATCTGGCGCAGGCTGGCGATACCGTCAACACGCGCAAGAAGGCAAATCTTGTTTCGAATGTTGTTTCGACTTCGACCGGCGTAACCGTACAGGATGTTTCGTCTACGAATATCCAAGTGACGCTCAACCAGCATAAGGATTCGACTTTCCGAATCAGCGACCGGGAAGCCGGGCGATCTTTCACGAATCTTGTGGATGAGTTTCTCGATCCCGCGATGCTCGCGCTGGCGAACGATGTTGATACGGCGCTTTTGTCGCTCTACACGGATCTTACTGTTAACGCTGTAATCGGCGGCGCTAACCTCGATGCGGCGGCTGATTGGCGTAACGCGCCTAACACGGCGCGTACCCGACTCAACGCGGCGAAAGCGCCCGTTACTGGGCGCTGCATGATTCTTTCGGATGACGATGAAGGTTTGCTCGGTAATCTTGATCTTCTCACGCGGGTTAACGAGTCCGGCAGCACCGAAGCGCTTCGAAATGGTATCGTCGGTCGATACAAAGGTTTCGATGTTTACCGCGCTTCTAACATCATCACTACCGGGTCGCCCGCGGTCCGGCATAACTTGGCTTTCCATAAGGATTGTTTCGCAATGGTCATGCGTCCGATGGCTACGGCTACTGGCATGAGCCCCGGCGCAGTTCAAACTAACGCGACCGATCCCGATGCGGGTCTTTCGGTTCGTATTACGATGTCTTACAACCCGACGCTTCTGTCTACGCAAGTCACGCTCGATATTCTCTACGGCGTAAAGACGCTGGATGCGAATCTCGGCGTTGCGTTGAACTCTACCGCCGCGTAATTCGGTAGATAATTTGTCACCCCGAATGGGTTGGGTCACAAGCCCAGCCTGTTTTTTATGAACGGTCAAAACATATTAGAATTGCACGGGTCCGCGCAAAGTAAAAGCGCGTTTGCAATTGCATCGGGTCCATCTTCCGGACTTGCAAACCCGGACACGGTTCGCAACTTTGCTAAAGACAAAATTACTATCGGCACCAATGATGTTTGGCGAGTTCTCGATGGCGGACCGATTAATTGCGATTATTTCGTGATCTTAGACATACGGTTTTACGAGGATCATTTTCACGAAATCAGATCGTATTTGCAAAATTACCCGAACAGCATTCCCATTACTTACTTCGATCTAGACATACCGCATTTTCGGATTCCTATAGATATGAATTGGGATGCCCGACAAGAATTACGCGGCGCAATTCAAAGACCGTATCACCCGGACAATTATTTTCATGGGCATTCGTCCGGCGTAGCAGCTTGTCAATTTGCTATGAAACTCGGATGCTCTGAAATTTACTTGCTCGGACATGATCTGATTACGATTCCAACCCGAACGCACGGATTTGGAATTAGGGAGCAAGAAAAGAAAACAAATTATCAACAGGGCTTGACGATGCGCAGTGGTTATGATTTACTTGCAACGCACGCCGAACAAGAGAAAATTAGTATTATCAACTTGTCGGCGATTAGCAGTCTAGATCAGTTTCCAAATCAATCGGAGATCCTGCAATGAGTAAAAGAGCAATGCCAAATAAAGCCGCACCCGTTAAGGCCGAAACCGTAGACGAGTCGCCCAAGCCCCGAAACATCCCGCGTGAGACGATTACGCCTAATCAGCTGATCGGACAGGCCGCGAACCAGCAAAGCAGCGTACAGCCAATCGTACGGGCCGACAGAGCTATAGATTTCGATGCTTTGTCCGAACTCGCCGAACTGGCAGTCCGTCCGGGCGGGCAGCACCCGCGCGATGCGGCTACGCAACCCGGCGATGGTGATTCATTCGTTCGAATGCTCAACCTATCCGGGCATTGTATCGCGGTGAGTCATCGTCTAGTTTGTGATCGGCTTATGGATGGATATAAATTCATCGACGGTGAATCGTCCGTTCCGTATTTCAGAACTCCATTAGGCCAAAATCAGAACACGCCGCAAATTCAAGGCAAGCCCGTAGCGCGACCGACAGCGGAAGTTAAGAACGCCGATGCCGCTATCCGGGTTTGGTTTTCAGAAATGCGAAACGATCTCGATACGATGCGAAGCATTCCCGATCTGGATTGGGATTACATGCGGAAAATCGGACACGCTCTTTCCCGTTCCGGAGGCAATGTTCTATGAGTTTGCTTAATCGTGATTTAGTCGAATGGGGCAGCCAATCATCTAATTTAACAGACGATTTAGGACACCCCGTTTATACCAGCGATGGCGGCTACCCTGTCACGGTTCGCGGGCATTTTCAGCATTCAGGATCTGATTCTACGCAGTCTATCGGCGGACTCGATAAAACGGTTTCCGCCGTTTTTAGTAGCAGATGGAAAGGCGGAAAAATTGGCGATACCGTTTCGAAAGATGAAGTTACTTATTTGGTAGTCGGACTCGATATCAAGCGAAGCGCAGATAAATCGGTTAATCGGGTTCTTTACGAGTTAACGAAAAAGACGATTGGAACCGATCCAGATGGCATCTAATGTTACTGGCAATCCGGGCAAGAACTTACCGATTATTCTTGCGAAATATCAAAAAGCAATCCAACGCGAAATGAGAGCGATTTGTTTAGAAACCGAACGAACCGCCAAGCAAAATCTAACTGATCTAGGCAAAGTCGATCGCGGGTTTACTCGGAGCAGCGTAGATTCGGAAGTTGAAACTATCGCGGGCCAAGTAGAGGGCGTTGTTTTCGCTGGCACTCTATGGGCACCGTGGATCGAATTCGGTAGACATGGCACGAAAAGTTCGCCCGTAGGAACCGGATCTAATAGCGCCGACCCGGCGTTTCCGCCGATCGAACCTATACGAGATTGGGTGCGAAGAAATCGGCGTAAGCTCGGCATTAAGAGTTCCAACAAAAGAGACAGTGCCGGAAAGTTTCTTGCGGGCACAAACAGCACCGAAATAGAGGGTGCCGCGTTTGCTATCGCTCGCAAAATTCAAGAAAAAGGCATCGCGCCGACACCGTTTCTAATTCCGGCTTTTTTATCAGTGTCACCGTTTTATAAAGCCAGAATCGTTCAAGCGGTTCTTTCCGTAAAGGACAATTTCAAATGATGGAAGCGCTTAAAAAATGGGTGATTGCCGAACTGAAAGCGTCATCGCTACCGGGGTTGCCCAAAGTTATTTCCGCTAGCATAAACGATCTTCCAAGCGAAGCGGGTATATTCGTTGCAATGGGATCGCAGGGCGTAGCAGATCGGCAGCATACCGAAAATCAAGAGTTCCGAATCATATCGGTTACAGAGGGCGAGCAAAGCAACCTAACACTTGTTCGGCTTATAACGATAATGTTTTATTTCGTGCCGGGGCAATTGAAATCATGGACGGTTGCACCCGCTGCGATGAATCTAAGCATCAAAGACATTCAGCGCATTTCAATTGTCGCGCCGGAGTCTTTCGGAGCAGCAAATCGATACTTTCAATCTACTATAGTTTTCAGCGCTCGCGGGCGGGACACTCGGTAAGTTGACAGTAATAAATTTTGTGACATGATGTAGTCTAACGGTTAAAACAGACAGGAAACATCAAATGCCATACAGTGACGCGGGACCATATTTCCCAGCGGGAGGACCAGTGAGTTACAGTCAAATTACAAACGCGAAGAATTCCGATGCAGTTTTGCTCGGACTCGGTAGGCTCGGCATCGCCGCGGCTTCCGGATCATCCCCGTTTACATTCAGCGATGTAGGCTATCTGAAAGGCGTTGAAGTTGCTTACACTCGCGAGTTTCGCGAGTTTCAAAGCGCCGGGTTGCTTGTGAAGCGACTTGTTTTTTCCGATCGTTTGGAAATGACTGCGCAGTGGGCGGAGATTTCGATCTCTAATCTTTCGCGGTTTTTTCAAGGGTCTAGCACGGTCGATCAAATCAACTTCGGCGGATCGAAAGTTGTAAACCAATTCCGAACCAAATTTGAGCATCAGCGTTCGGATAACAAGTGGCTTACTTTCGAAATGTTTAGAGGCATTCCGGGCGGTGAAGTTAACCTCGCATTCGACGAGGAAGAATTCATTCAGTTTCCGGCTAACTTTGTTGCCGAAGTGGATAACTCGCAAGCGCCAGGGCAGCAGTACGGACGAATCCGACTGCACGGCGCTTAATTGGTTTAGCATCGGGCAAGGTGCGGGCCGTCGTCGCTAGTCGGCGGCGGCTCTTTTTTAACAAAGAGAAAGAAACAAAAAATGAGCAATAACAGACCCGCCGGATCGCCAGCGCCAAAGAATGGCGGCAAAGCGATTAAGGGCAAAGCGTATACAACTTCAAGCGGAGAAAAGCGAATCCGCATCGCCGACATTCAGAATGCTAGAAGCAAGTCCGAAGATACTTACGAATGCACACTTGGCGATATCTTGCTAGGTTCGGCAGCGATTGATAATGAAGATCCAAATAAAGTTATTCGGGTTAAGCCGATTAATCTAAAAGGACTCGCCGCGCTTACTGCAATGTATGGAAACGATCTTAGGGCTCTTTCTGGTGCGGCTACCGACTTTCATCAAACGATCCGAATCGTTACGATCCTAGTTAATCAGGATCGACCAGAGGCAGAGCATTTAACCGAAGATGAAGTCGGGCGAACGCTTGATATGAGCATTGCGCCGCTGGTTAACGAATTGGTGACGGATCTTATTTCCCCTCTATTCGCCCCCGTCGAAGTAAATTCTTAAAAGATAACGATGGGGGCAGCGCGGCGCTTAGATGGGATAGAGTCTTTTTTACTTTTTCGGATAGATTCGGATGGACACCGGAGCAAATTTCTAATCTATCAATGCAACAAATCACAATGTATTTGAACTGCATAATTGAAGAAAGCGACGAAATCAAATCCGCTAAAGGCGAATCGGAAATCGAAAACGACGGAATAGATTTCAAGCCGAGAAACGCTAACGCGATCGATCTTCGAAATATGCCGATTGATACTTTGCACAAAACACTCGCAAGCGAATTCGGAACATCAGAGGGCAACTAATTTCGCGGCGCAATTTGGAGTCTAATCGATGGCAATTAATGCAGGCGAAATCTTTGTTAGATTCCGGGCCGATTCAACGCTAGCGGTCCGTGAATTCGCTAAATTTCAAGGCAAGCTCAATACAACAATCAACAACACTCGCGATAAAGTCAAATCTTTAAATCAATCGTTGAGCGGAATTGGATTGCTTGCGGGCGTAGGGCTTGGCGCTGCGATTCTTAAAATCGGAAGCGACTTCGATAAAGCTATTACGAATGTTCGGGCGATCACGAAAGAAACTAGCGAGCAGTTCCAAGCAACTCGCGGTAAAGCAATTGAAATCGCTTCCGAATATGGTAAGGCAGCCGATGAAGTAGGCGGCGCGCTCTTTCAAATTGTATCAGCAGGCAAGCGCGGTGAAGATGCTATTTTGGCGCTTGTCGCAGCGACAAAACTAGGCAGGGCCGGTTTGGTCGATACAGCGCTTGCAACAGATGTTCTAATCGGTTCGCTCAATGCGTTTAAAATCGAAGGAAGCCGAGCAGAGGATATCGCAGGCAAGTTGATTGGTACGGTCGATCGCGGCATTCTTACTTTCGATGATCTTGCTACAAAGCTCGGACAAGTGAGCCCGATTGCATCGGCGGCAGGGCTAGAGATTGAAGAATTGTTAGGCATTATTGCTTTGCTTACCCGAAACGGCGTACAGGCAGCGCAGGCAATCACACAAGCGCGAGGCGCAATCGTTAAACTTGTCGCGCCCGGCAAGCAAGGGCGAGAAGAAATCGAAAAGTTGCTTGGAACAACTATTGAAGCAACGGTAGCAACAAAAGGATATATCGGAACGCTTGAAGCGGTTGTCGCAGCAAGCGATGGATCTATCGCGACATTCAAGAAGCTTTTCGAAGATGTTGAGGCCGTGCAAGGAATTACCGCTATTGCATCCGCCGGATTTGATCAATTGCGCGGCGATATTGAAGGGTTGCAGAGCGCCGGAGCGGGCACCCTTAACCAAACACTTGCTATTCAGGCGGGTAGCTTCGCATCGCTTACATCAGAATTGCGAAATCTTGTCCAAAACAGAGTTGTTGCGTTCTTCGACGATAACAGAGAAGCAATCGTCGCGACCACAAATGCAATCATTGCTTTTGTTCGTAACAACCGTCTTTTGATTGATTCAATCGTAGTATCTACGGCTATCGTCGCGGGGCTTTCCGTTGCCGGGCTTGCTCTCAAACTTGCATTAACTGGGCTTAGTTTCTTGCTCGGCGGCGCGTCGGTCGCAGTTAACATTCTTTCCGCTGCTAAAGACAGGGACACCGCTTCAACCGTTGCGAATACCAGTCAGGTTGCAGCAAACAACGCATCGACACTTGTTTCAACCGGCAATATCTATTCAAACAATATGGCCCGCAACTTCTCGTCCGTTTCAATTAATGCACAAACCGCCGCGGTCTTAAATCAAAATCGAATCTTAGCGGGCAATGTCGCAGCGCAAGCCGCAGCAGTCGCAACAGGGCGACGAGTCGCAACTAACACAGCGGCAACAACGGTTGCAGTAAGCGCGGCGGCGGCATCTACCGGCGTTCTGGCGCGGGCTTGGCAGTTTCTTAATACCTCAATTAAGTTGCCGGTTCTCTCGCGAATACCGCTTGTGATGAAAGGCGCAGGCATCGCGCTTGTGGGTGCAGCGAAGGGCGCGGCAATCTTCGCGGCAGGGCTTAGCGCAGTAGCAATCGTCGCGGTTGCCGCGTACAAAGCCGGTCAGCTTATAAGCGATGCCGCTACCGGCAATAGCAAAGCGTATCGGGAAGAACTTAAGGATTTGCGGAGACTCAACAGCGAAAGAAATCTCGCGTCGATTCGCAATATTACCGGCATCAATTTTGAAACCGCCGCTAATGCAAAATCCGCCGCGTCGGCTGAAAAGTATCGGGACACTTTGCTAGCGTTGGCAGACGCACAGAATGAAGCGGCAGCCGGTAGCGCCGAAGCAACAAAGCGCGTCATCGATCTAGAAATTGCTCTATCCGAACTTGAAGGCACCGGAGCTTCGGCGTTCGAAAACGCAACAGCGGAACTCAAACGATATGAACAAGTTGTTCTTAGCGCATTGAAAGAAACTGGAAAATTGAGCGATTCTTACTTGGGCGCTTTCACCGAAAGCGGAAGGCTCATTCAAGGATTCGGACAAAGCTTAGCCGAAGCCGATTCGCTCGGTGAAATTTTGGGAGAAACCGAAGCAACAAATTTGGTTACTAGAATCAAAGCGGCTAAGGATGCTATTAACGGAATTACGCAAGCACAAATTCAGTTAGAAGAATCTTCGCGCAGGGCCGCAACTTCATCGTCGCTACTGGCGGGTGCAATCGGCGCGGCGAGATCAGTTTCAGACGAGTACGCTGGTTCGATTCAAAGCTTGTCGCAAAAAGCAAGTGATCTTGTCACTGGCGAATTCGAAAAATCATTTAACGACATTTCGAAAGACTTGGCGGCTAACGAAGCCATTATTACGCAACTGGTCAAAGCTTACGATGATCTTGCTACCAGCGCTCAACAGTTACGAGCGAACAACGCTTCGCCCGAAGAAATCGCTGCGCTAAACGAAACATTTTCCGTGCTGGCACAGCAAATCGATCAAGCGGCAGCGAGCAGCGTTATTCTTGCCGCTGCGCTTGGAAACTTGATAGCGGAGCAGAATGAAGAAATTCTTGCTAAGCGAATTGAAGCAATCGATGAATCTACACAAGCCGAAATTAGAGCATTGCAGGAAGTCGGCAAGGTTCGCGAAGCCGAAGAACTAGCGGCGCAGCTTCGGCGGGATCAATCGACCCGGCGCATTCTGGCAGCGATGCAAGAAGAATCGGACCGGCGCGATGAACTCAGCCGGAAAGAATCTGAATTATTCGAAGAACAAAAAGTCAGAGCCGAAGAAATAAGAAAAATTAGACAATCGGGCGGTGACGCGTCCGAGCAAGAAAACGCTTTTGATCGGGTAGAGCAAGAGCGAGAAATGCTCCAATTAACTATTGAAAGATCAATTGAATTAACCGAACTCTACGAAAACCAAATCGACGGAGTAACAGAATCGTATGGCCGAGAGTTAGAAGCAATAAAGCGCAACGGCGCAGAGCAAGAGCGCAGGCTAGCAGACGAGCAGCAACGCCGCGCTATCATCGCGCTTGAATTAGAAAAATCCGATCTTTCGCGAATTGCCTTGCAAGCGATTCTAAGCGGAAATCTCGATGAAGAATTGAAAGCGCGTCAGCGTATCGCAGAAATTGAACTTGAAATTCTCGGCACCAAAGGTTTGCAAGCCGAAAAAGAACTTGAATCAATCGCTGCAATCGAAGAACGACTTGAGCTTCTACGAGAAGAAATCGAATCTTCAAATAGAATCGGCGGCGGCGCGAGAGAAGCCGGCGATGCGGCACAGGATGCGCAAAGAGATATCGGCGGCGCGTCATCGGTTGAGGGAGCAAGGGAAAACATACGCCGAACTTTGGACGAGGATCAGACAGATAAGGGCGTTAAAGAAAGACAAGACGCATTCGAAGAAACGCTCGATCTAGAGCGCCGGGCGCGACTGCAACAATTAGCAGAAGCGCAGCAAAGAGGCGATGAGGAAGAACAAAAACGAATCGAAGAACGAATCGTCCAAATTGACGAATTGCGCCGAATCTTCCAAACCGAAGTTGATCGACGCATTCAAGAAATCAAAGACGAAACCGAAGCCCGTAGGAAGATCAAAGAAGCGCAAGACGCGCAAGACGCGTTAACGCAGCAACAGCCAGCGCCAGCAGACCCGGCACAGCCCGTAGGACCGGGCACAGAGGGTCCGGCGACCGAATCCCGGCCCGAACCGGGCAAGCCCGCGCAGGCCGGTACAGAGCCCGCAGGGAGAGCAGCGGCACAGCAAGCAAACGCGCTAAAAGAACAATCCGAAACCGTTATCGCGGAAATTCGAAACGCTTCAAATGTCCTAGCGGAAAGCACAGAGGGAGTTC